CCCAGAAGAAATACTTCACCCTCTAAAGCGGCTAAATCTAGTTCTGACCAGCCAGAACCGCTGCCGCTAGAAGGTTTGGGTCGTCCATCTTAATCCCACCACATACTTCAAGTATGCGATTAATTGTAGGAACGTCTAGCGCATCTTCTAATGCGTCTCTATCTGCTACCAATTCTGGTAGTTGTTTTTCAAGTGCTACTGCAACTGCGTCAATTAGAACATTAAGAGTTTGCGCCTCTGTAGTTGAGTCGCTTGCGCCTTGTAGCACAATCATAAACTTTCTTAGTTCTTTGATACTTAGGGGCTTCAACTTAACCGTTGAGCCATTTTGAAGTGTTACTTCTTCTACACTATATACTGTTGTTGCCAATTTAATCCTCCTAGGATCTAGTCTTAAGTATTATAACATATAGGTATTATCTACACAAATGAGAAACCCCCAGTTTCCTGGGGGTTTTCATTAATAAATTGAATTTATTATGCTACTAGTACACGGTCAATAATCTTGCCGTATTCTGAGCCAGAGTAGTTAGCATCTGGTAGAAGACGGAAAGTCACTGGGAATGTGGTTGGAGTAGTACGTGCAAGAGAGTGCTGTGACTGTTGTACAGACAAAACACGACGTGCATAATATACACGCTCTGACGCTGTTGATCCTGCAGTTGGAGCCTGTCCAATTGCAATAAGCTGACGCTCTGTTGGAGCTGATCCAAGAGCACCTGCTGCAATTTTAAGTGTATCAACCTTAGATGTTCCAGTTCCTGTTGTTGAAAGTGAATCTGCTGATTGTCCGAATACAGTTACAATGTTTTCCAAAGTACCTTCTGACATTTCTGTTGCAATCATAACTTCCATTGCAGACTTGAACAGCTTAGCTGTATCAAGTAACTGGTCAACGGTTACTGAATCATATGTTGGGTTGTATGTAATTTGAAGACCATTGTTAGTAAAACCAACGTTGCGATATCCAAATTTTCCTGCTGTCTGATCTACACCATTAAGTGTAGTTGCGTATGATGTTCCAGATGCAAAAGCTGGTACTCCAACTGTTGTTGCGCCTGAAGCGATGGCTACGCCTGCTTCTGCGTTAGCGATGTAATCTGCATCGTTAATGTCAACGTTCGACAAGAACAATGGAGATGCGCCAACTAGAATATTTTTAGCATTACCTACGGATTGTGCCATAGTTATTTTCCTCCTATTTATAAAAATATATATATATTGTTGTAAATCATTAAATCTTGGCTGGCTAGGCCCTTCCCTCTATGTATAATAATAGAGTATAATGCGCCCAAAGGCAAACTAAGCAAATCTACCAGTGTTACCTAGGTGCCTTGCGTACTTTACCTCAAGTATTACATCTGAGGATAGGAATCCTGCTAGTTCTTCTGAGGGAGATGTTGGAGAAATGTCGGCTACAAATATACTAAAGAATTTGAACTTATTTGATATGCCAGAATAGGCATTTGCATCCCTAGCCGAATCATCCATTCTTCTAAACAGGTCTGTCATTAGGTTTCTAATCTCATTGATCTCTGAAACATCTGTTGAATATATAGTGAATAGAATCTGTTCACAGCATATTGCCCAGTTGTCTTCATATGATAGCCCTATCTTGTCGTAGACTATATGCTTCTTCCCGCTCAAAAATTGATTCATTTCTGGGGACTGTTGAACTGGAATAATTGGGACAATCTCTTGACCTATATTATCTGAGTAATAGTCTGTATCTACAAAAATATCATTAGCCTTTAATTCAGACCAAAGGAACTTTCTTAAATCAAGCATTATGTCTGCTTTATAATCTGTCATACTGCACCTCCAAATGCTGAAGCAATTGCTGATTCTGCATGCATATTTAATGTGTTGGCATTAAATGAATACTTAACCTTTCTAACATCTGATGGAAGTCTTAGGGATTTAGTTAATGATGAATTAAATATCTGTTGGAATCCCGATCTTTTAATTGATAGGTTTACTAGATTACCTGTAAAGAATTGTGCATATGCTATTTTAAATCTTCCCGTAGCTTTGCCTCCGCCAGGCCTTGTAACGGTCACAGAGGCACCTTTAGGCATATATACTACTCCAGTACTAGTTTCAAATACTAAGCGCTCTGCGAACTTAGGACGGATTACTAAGGGCATTCCAGCTTCCATCACGGAAGCTTTATTAATAAACACATGCCTTCTCTTTCCAAACTCATTCGGAACGGCAGATTTAGAAGGCAAAAAATTAGATGTAATTTTAAACGAAAGTCCATCTGTAGATAATACTTTTAAATTAAATAACCTTGCACCCTTATTGCCAGTCTTTTTCCACTCATACATATGGTGCAAAGATTTAGGATTCATTCTAGATTGTGAGTCTACATATAGACCAAAATCTTCTTCTATTTGTTTAAATATAACAGACTGAAATTTCTTTTGAAACTGCTTATTGGTTGTAATTTTAGAAACAACTTGAGCCTGATAGTATATTGCTGCTGATATTTGAGCAACTGTACTATCCTTTAAAACGGTACCAGAGGTTCCAGCCATGCCTTTTTGTAGTCCACTGGCTGCTGTAACTAGTAATGAGCTATTGTCCAATTGTCTGGTTTTCCGATCTCTTAACTGTAGAGTTATATGCCAACACTCCGCCTAGTGGATCCATCATGGGAGTTATTCCCATTATCTCAAATACCGTAGGAGTATTAGTCGGGAAATTTAATTCTTCCCAAATTACGGTACCCTCGTAATCTCTGATATTAGTAATTTTTTCTCTTAGTGTTATTTTTTCTAATGTTCTAATTTGCAGGGTCTCTTCGTTTTTATATTTATTAGAGAAAGTTTGTTTATCCCCTGCGATACTTGAAGCGGAGTTGCTTATATTCCCTTTTGCGCTACAGGCAATGGTTCTGTCAAAATGCCATTCTTTTTTTATTGCGCCCGTATCTGCGTCCTGTAAGTCAAATTGCTTGTAGATGTCCATAAGCAAAGGCATAACGGAGTCAACAAGATCATACATTAGATCACAACCATTTTATTGATAACATATGGAAGAAGCAATTGGTCTGCATAGAGATTGCCCGTTCCTGAATATGTACCAGAATTATACTCGAATCTCCAGTCAAATGTTTGTATTGACTTCATATACTTGTTGCGCCAAACTTTATCCTTTGAAAAATAATCTTTCATTAATTCAATACAGGCAAGATCAACTTCATCAGGAACTTCTTCCCATCCAAATTTACCTTGAACTCTGTATGTTGATCCATTTGCAAACACTCCATTATATGTATCGTTAATTGGAGGTGGAACCATACCGTTTGCTGTATACACAGTATTGTCAAGCATATTGGCTCTATTTATTCTTATGCCAAATCCGCTCTCTGAAATAATTGTGTTGTAGTTCCAGTTATTAACATTAGTTAATGTATTTACAAGCAGGATGTCATTTTGATACAGTTCATGAAGTTCTGATAATTTATAAGGAAGTGGCAAAACATCAGAGCCTGATCCGTATGCTATCTGAACATCGTCATACAAATAGAATTGTTGGCATGTGTAGGCTTCAATTAACTTTCTAGCATACCTTTCAGCACTGCATAATTCAAAATATGATTTAGAATTAGGATCTGAAAAATCAGACCCCAACCCTAAAGAATCAATTGCTTGGCTTAGATCTGTATATGGAGTCTGAACATAAATCTTATGATTTTTTTCTGTAGACACCGAACCAACTGCATATGACCAATTTAGTCTAAGCTGTCTTTGTCTATTTGTATAAGTCACTGGAATATATACAACATATGTGCCCGCATCTACTTCAGATTTTATGGGTACTAGTGTTGCAAGTATTGTTCCAGGATTAATAGCTGGAGATATTGCTGGATCTTCTGTGATGTCATATAACCGAACAACAGGAAGGCTGTCTGAATCAGTTAGCTGTCCCTGCCAAAATACTTTGTGTGTTACTGGTGAATTTGAACCTACTAGAATTTCCATTTAATAAAGGTTAAGCGTAGTACTCCTGAACTTCCTTTGGAGTTGCTAAGCGGAAACCTTCCTCCTTGTCAAAAATTTCTTGAGCGTCATCTGATGTCATTGCGACAAAAGGATGCTCTTTTGTAAACGTAAAACCAAGGATATCATATCTGTAGTTCTCTCTAGTCATTCTGACTAGCATTGTGTTTTCTGGTTGAGAATCAAGATTGAATCTTGGAAGAATTTCTTCGGCGTCTTCGCTAAATTCATCTGCCGCCTTTTCAATATCTTTAATAGTCTTTTGATAAACAGACCAAGTTACTCCCTCTTCGGCAAGAGCGGCAACAATATCGGCCTTATTCTTTAGTCCATCAGTGTCAACTGCAAAGTCCTCTGCAACTTTTCTGAGTTCTGCTACTTT